CGCGCGGGGATGAAATTGCTCGCCAGCCGCACGCCTGGCAGCATCCAGGCGCCGGGGTGGGTGGGGAACAGCCAGTATCCAATCGGCTCGCCCGGCGATCCAAGGGCGATGCCCTGAATTGTCGGCGCGCCATTCACCACGCCATTCCGCGCGGTATCCAGGTGATCGCTTTCCAGCACTTGCAAGCTGAGGCCGATCGGGTTTCGCGGCGATGTCGGCATGGTCAATAGCCGGATGAAGCATTCGCCGCTTTCAACGACGGCACGCATGGCCAGCGCCTGCAGGCCATAGAGATCGAGCTTGTCCTCCGCATCGCAGGCGGTGCTATCCGCCCAGGCCTGCCAGGCATTGCGATGCGCGGTTTCAGGCCAGCGCGTCGTGATACCCGCACCGACCGCATTGCCGGTCCAGAGATCGACGATGCGCGCGGCATAGGGATCATTGCGCACCGCATCGCGCGCGCGCCTTGCGACACTGGCGGCGGCCATGCCGACCTCGCCATTCGCGCTGCCGCCTGAGGGCGACCAAGTCGAGGCACGATTGTCCTGCGCAGCCGCATAGCCCCGGAGAGCGTTCCACGCGGCGCGCAGGTGGAGCTTCATCATGCGTTCCTTGTGAAGCTGGCGAGTGTGACGCCCGGCCGCCGCGCGGCCGTGTTCTCCGCGCCGTAAAGGGCGGCGATGGCGCGGCCTAATTCATCCAGGCTGCGGTATTCGACGGTACGGCCTTCGAAGGTCACGCGCGTGACGCCGCCGGTATAAGCGGAGGCCAGCACGGCTGCGCGGCTACCGGCAGGCTGCGCTAAGGCCCAAGCGAGGGTGGCGGGGTCCATGGGTATCTTCCCAGTCTAGAATTGGAAGGGTGTCCCCAGTTACTGGGTGGATGCATCGGCTGAGCGAGGGACTATTCGGCTCACGATTGCGCCTCTGGACCGGAATCATGTAGCCTCGCACCCATGGCGATACCTGATTTTCAAACCCTGATGCTACCTGTACTGCGCCGTCTTGCTGAGCGGCGCCTCAAAAGTCGTGAAATCGTCGACGCAATCTGTGACGATTTCTCTCTTACCGAAGAAGAACGGCTCCAGATGAACCCGTCGGGTAAGCAAGCGACTATTTTCAATAGAATTCATTGGGCGCTGACTTATCTCAATTCCGCGCGCCTGATAACGCGTGTCTCACGTGGTGTTTATGAGGCATCTGAAAGGGGCCACGAGCTGCTGCGACAGCCGCCTACGCGTATCGATATTCCTTTTCTGAAGCAGTATGATGAGTTTCGGGCGTTGCGTCCGAACGACCGTTACTCTGAGACCATCGATTCGGTGACTAGCACACCGGTTTCCCAGGCAGACAGCAATTCCTCGGGGACCCCAGATGAGCGTATTTTTAATGCTGTTGCCGATATCGAAGCGGAGCTTCGTGAACGAGTTCTACAAAGAATTCTTGAGTGTCCCCCTGCTTTCTTTGAAAAACTGGTGCTCGATCTACTCCTGGCTATGGGTTATGGCGATGGGCATCAGGCTGGCGAAGTTCGTGGCAGATCTGGTGATGGCGGGATTGATGGTGTCATTCGCGAAGATAAACTTGGCCTTGACCTTATCTACGTCCAAGCCAAACGATACCGAACAGATAATGTCATAGGCCCAGATAAGATTCGTGAATTTTCTGGTGCATTGGATTTTCATGGCGCCAGAAAAGGCGTGTTCATTACAAGCAGCCGATTCTCTCAAGACGCAGAGAGATTTGCGTCTCAGCTTCAAGCAAAGCGCATTGTGTTGGTGGATGGCCCAAAGCTGACCCTCTTGATGCTCCAGCACGGCGTTGGTGTTCGCCCGAAAGGCGATCCCATCATTTTGCGAGAAATAGATCTGAACTACTTTGATCCTGAAGAAGCGGTCTGACCTAGACCACTGGTTTTTTGCTCTTGTTGTCCTTTAACCTCCCGCGGCGCGCGAGAGGGCACGCAGGATCGGCAGGATCTGCGCACCACCCGCGCCAAGCGCCATCAGCACCGCGACGATGCCCCATATCGCGCCCTCAATCCGGCGTGTCTGCTTGCGCAGGCCACAGATCTCCGCACGCACCGCCGTGTAGCGCTCGGCGCAGCGCTCGACATGCAGCGACAGATCCTCGCGCTCGCGCGCGTGGAGTTCCCCGTTACTCATGATTTCCTCCCGAAAGTAATCAGCGCAGCCAACCGCCACGCGGCGCGAGCCAGCCGGGCCGGCGCATCATTGGCGGTGGGTCTGGGTTTGGCGCCGCAAGCGGCGCGGCAGTCTGGACGGATTGTCTTTCCACCGGCGCATTCGCGATGTCCTCACGCAGCCTGTGCCAAAATCGCTCGCCATACCGGTCGGCGCCCAGCAACCACAGCGCCGCGCGCGCCAGTACTGCGCAATCCAGCGCCTCATTCCTGTCCCGCAGCTTCGCCCATTCCTGGCGAACAAAGCCGCGCCGGTCCTTCACCTGGTGCAGTTGCTCCGCCACCAACTGCTTGACCCATTCAACCTCAATCCCCTGCGGCAAATGCACCCAGCCGGGCGGGAATTCCGCCGCCTCGCCACGCCCGAGCCAAAGCCGGCGATACAGATCAACCTTCCAGGTCGAGACAGACACCGTCCAAAGCTTCAAGCCGCGCCGCAGCTTTCGCCCATCCACCAGCGCATCAACGGGCGTCGGGCCCTGCACCGGCTGAGCCCTATTCCAACCATCGACCCCCTTGGTCGGCGCAATGCGCGGATCACGCAGCCGGCGCAGATGGCCATAAACCGCCGCCGTATCGCGCCCGCCCGTATCAACGCAGGCCTTGGAGATGCGGATCGCGCCGCCATTCGCCCGCGGCCAATCGCGCGCCAGTAATTCCGCCAACGCATCCCAAGGCGCGCGTTCACGCGGGGTGCCAGCAATGACGATGTGAGCCACAAGCCAGGAGGAATAGCCCTCCGCCCAGGCCCAGATATCGCATTCCAGCCGGTCATCCTGCACATCGACGCCCGCTGTCAGCACCAGCGCGTCCTGGGCCACCACGCCAAGCCGGAAATCCTCGCGCCGTTCCACCAGGCGTTCCCAATCCGGTGCCTCGCCACGATCCTGCCAGGTCTCGCCAAGCACCGTGTTGCGGAAGGTTTTGAGATCTTCGGCCTTGCCCTGCGCTGCCTCCCAATCGCGCGCGATTTGTTCCCAGGACAGCCAGCCAACGGGGGAATAAAGCGCCGAGATATGAAAGCCGATCGTGTACGGGTTTTCTGCTGCCGCTGTCGGCCGCCATTCGCCGGCGGCGAGCATGGCGGTCTTGTGATGCTCCTCAATCGGCGTGTCGCAATCTTCACAATGGTAGCGCACGCTGCGCGGATCGCCCTTTTCCCAGATCAGGCGCTCGAATTTCAGCCATTGCATCGCGCCGCATTGCGGACAGGGCAGGAAGAAGCGCCTCTGGTCTGAGGCCGCGTATTCCCGTTCAATCCGGCTGCGCCCGGCGATGGTCGGGGTGGAAACCAGAAACGCCTTCCTGCGCCAGCCGAAGGTGCGCGCCCGGGCTTCGGCCAAGGCAATCGGATCGCCTTCGCCTTCGATGTCGCCGGGATAGGCGTCCACCTCATCCAGAAACAGAAACCTGGCCGGCATGGAACGCAGCCCGACCGCACTATTGGCGCCCGTCAGCACCAGAATGCCGCCGGGGAATTCCTTCGACAGCATCGTGTTGCCACTGTCGCGCGCGCGGGCGGGGGCCACACGATCCCGAAGCGCCGGCGTTTCCTCCAGCAATGGGTCAATGCGCTGGCGTGAGAAACGCTTGGCCAGTTCTACGGTGGGCTGCACGGCCAGTACCGGCGCTGGCACGTGATGCATGATATAGCCGAGCCAGTTATTGCCTGCCTCGGAACCACCAGTCTGCGCCCCTTTCATCACGACGATCCGCTGTGCCGGATGCACCGCGGAAAGCGCATCCATCACATCGCGGAGATAAGGCGTCCGGCTCGTGCGCCAGGGGCCGGGCTCGGATGAGGCACGGCTGCCGAGGATGCGGTGTTGCTCAGCCCATTCTGAGACAGTGAGTTGCGGCGGTGGGCGCAGCATGGCCCCGGCACGGCGGCGCACATGCTCACGCGTGCGGCTCTCGCTCGCCGCCGATGCCGGGAGGGTCGAAGCGATCGGAAGCCTCCGTCAGAAGTTCATTGATGTGCTGCTGCAGGATGCTTTGCAGCAGATGGGGCTCGACGCCGAGTTCGGCGGCAATGACGCCTGCGACGCGCGCGGGCCAATTCAGCAGCGCGTCACGCATGGTGCTGGCGATTTCATCAATCGTCGCATTAGCGGTGGCGACATCCAGCAGCCGGCCCTTGCTTTCGTCGAGCGCCAGGCGCTGGGCTTCGACCTTCAGGGCGAGTTGCGCAACCTTGAGGCGAGCGAAGGGCGTGCCCTCCGCCGCCGCGCTGCCAGCGAGGGTGGAACGCTGCGGGTCCGAGGTTTCCAACAGCCGGGCGCGTGTCTTGGTGATGTCCCATTGGCCATCGGGTTCGCGCGCGATGCGTCCCGTG